GGTGGTCTCGCCACGCTGGTCGTCGATTTCCTCGATCCACTCGGGCGGCAGCCGTAGCACTATCGCCGTCAAGTTCTTTTCAGCCCGGAAGGGGCCTACTCGGCAGGGGGCGGCGTGATCGAATAGGACGGGGTCCAGATCATCGCCCCGTCGAGCCGCTCGATCCGCTTGCGACCGATGACCAGCCGGCCCCGCTCCTTCGCCTCGGCCAGCAGCGTATGCACGCGGACCCGGCTGACGCCCCACAACCTGGCCAGCTCGCGGACTGTCCACCCGTGCGAGTCCTCGGCCATCACCTCCCACTCGGCCAGCAGCTCCTCGAGCGTGATTGGGGCCTGCTCGGAACTCATACCGGCTCACTCCTGGCGACCGTCCAGACCCGACGCCTGACCACGACATCGTCGCCCGATCCGTCGATCACGATGCCGCCAAACTGGGGAGTCTGTAGCCGTGCGCCTGCGATCTTCCAGGCGTAGGGGGTTTTCCCCTGCCAGCCCGGCGTGACCACGCACGCGGCCACCGGGGTCGGCTCCCGCCCACGCTCGGATCCCTTCGACAGCCCGGTCGGGATCTCCACCTTGATGTATCGATGGCGATGGCTGCGCACGATCACGTCTGGCGGTCGGCGGCCCCAGCGGGCACTTTCAGCGTAGGTGTCGGTCAGCTCGCGGAGGATGGCCGTCGATTCACTGGAGCCGCCGCCCTCCACGTGGTGCAGCACGTGGACGAGATGCCGGCCCACCAGCTTCCACAACTCGAACCGGGCCGCCTGGCCCTCGCCGTTGCAGATTGCCCCCAGCGAACGGGCCAGCTCCTCCTCGGTCGCGCCGCTCTTGCCGGCGTGCGCCTCGGTGCCGCGGACGTGGTAGTAGTCGTCGGCACGACGCACGCACGGCTCGAGGATCTCCGTGGCGATCCGCAACTGGTCCGCCAGGTTGTGCGAGACCTGCGTGGTCGACCCGTGGTGGACCCCGTCGATCGCGTCGCCGTTCACGACCAGGTCAAACCGCTTGCCGCCGGTCGCCTCGGGTACGAAGTCGTCCCAGAAATCACGCCACATGAGCCACATCTTCTGTTGCAGGCTGCTCGCCAGGTACGTCCCGCCATCGTCGAGCGTGACGCCCCTGGGCGGACACAAACCGACGCGGCAGCCCGCGTGCAGATCACTCACCACCACCAACCGTTTGGCACTCATCTACAGATCCCTCCATGGATCTCTCGCGCTGACTATGATACTCGCACGATCGGCAGACGCCGCTGATCTCCTTTATCCGTTTCACGATCGTGCATTTGCCGAGGATGTCGCAGGCGAAGACCTTCGCCGAAACGCCGCCTCACCCGGTGCCGCGTTTCTCGAGGTACTCACCCCGGTGGTCACACGCCAGCGGGTTGTCGTTCAACGTGACCACGGTCGCGGGCCGTGGGACTTCGATTGCGTTTGCCTGCTCATCCCAGGACATGCGATATGCCTCACACAACTCTGGCGTCAGCACCTCGTCCCGGCAAATGTCGAACAGTCTGCCGCTCTTTCTGATTGCCGGATGCCGCCGACAGTCGCCCGGTTCCTCGCAGACGCACGGGCCACCTGGCTCCCCGTCGTATACCGGCGGCGGCATCATACGCGGCTCAGCCTGTGGCGGCACGGCGTTGTCGGCCCCAGTGACAACGCCGGCACGGGCCAGGTCGAACAGGCTCACCGCGGCGGCAATATTCTCGTATTCGATACGCACCTTCCCCCACGGCCACGACTCGAACTGCTCCAGGGCCATCTGGGCGAGATCCTCGAGGTTGCTCCCGCGGTACTTCTCGCCACGTCTCGCGTAGCTCTCGGCCACGTCCGTGAGGTCGCGGACCACCCAGACGAGCGTCGGCTTGTATTTCCCAAGCAGCGGACGCCATACGTCGAGCGTATGCACGAAGCGGGGATCCTTGATCACCCACGGCGTGGCGAGTTCCTCCAGGTGGTCCCAGCCGCTGTCCAGGTCCAGTTCCCGAGTGGCCCAACCGGCCTCGTTGACCTCGCGTATGCCCGGATGCTCACACCAGGGATCATCCTCGGCCGGGCCGGCGTACCAGCCCAGTGCCTGCAACATCTGCGCCACGATCGTGGTGCCCGAGTGCCCGACGCCCATCACGACAACGCTGGCTGACGCTTCGATCGGCTCCCGTTTGGCCGGGGTGTGCTCAAACCGTTGCAGACCGTGTTTGTCTCGGAAGACCTCAAGGTAGCCGGTCGCCCGATTCCGGTGTTTGCTGTACTCACCCGGATCATCCCGGTCATGCCTGGCGAGCATCGCCAACGTGTGACCAACCTCCCAGTCACTGTCCTGCCCGACCCGCAGGAACCAGTCGGCGTGTTCCCCGAGCTTGAGGTCCTCATCCCACGGCACCTCGAGCATCAGTTCGCGCCGGATGATGCCCCAGTTAAACACCATGTCACACCTGCGCCAGCTCGCAGAATGTGGCCCCTGCCTCATCATCGGCCCGCCGGCCGGAACTGCCTTGAGTACGTCGCCTTCCGGGTGAGATTCGCGGCGGAAGTTGCGGGCGTAATGTTGCACTTGTCCAGCCTGAATCAGCGACCCGCCGAGCATTCCGAGTTTGGGATTGTCCGCCATGATCGCCACGCCGGCGGCCAGGTCGGTCTGCTCCGTGAAAACGAAGTCCTCTTCGGCAAGACACATCAGCGAGGTCGGGCACGCTGCCGCCAGGGCATTCCGGGAGGCTGACAGGCCGCAGTCAGTTTCGACGTCGACCATCGTGACGCCGTCCCAGCCGTCGAGGTTTGCAGGTTCCCAGCCGTTGTCCGCGATGAGTATCTGCAGCTTCGGGTACAACGATCGCACGCTCGCGACAAGGCGTTCCAACAGCCTGGGCCTATTGAATGCCGTGATGCCAAGGACGATATCCTCGAGCTGCATGGCGCTGGTCCTGTACAGGGGCACTGTGGACCTCCTGGCGACGCGGTGCCGATTTGGAGGCAATTCGGGGCTCACTTGGTCGATTCGGCCGCCGACGTGGCCGTGTAACGCATCTCGATTGGTGCCCTTGGGGATTGGTACTCGGGTCAGTCCTGGATCACAGCGTGATCACCACGTCGAGGGTTGAGCCGGCGGATGCACTGCCACAGCAGCCGTCGGCGGCAATATTCTGGAACGTCAGAGAGAATGGCGTGCAGCTGCACGGGTCGGGGTTCGTGATCTTCACTGGTGAATAACACGCGTCCTCCCATGAGACGTCTAGTACAAAGTCGCCGCAAGCCCCGCCGTCGGTTTGGCATTGCAGCTTCATGGTTACTTTCGTCTGGCAAAAGTCCGCCTGGCCCGTCCAGGTTTGATCACCCGCGTTGTAAATCAAATCGATCGATAATTGATCGGCACACATGCAATCATTCGTGCCGTCAATGGTCGCCGTCAGTGTTGTCGCTATGTCTGATGTGTCGCAGCATTTGGGGCCTGGCAGGATGCAAATCTCACAAGGGAAATCGAGGCACGTGCTCGGGAGGGCCACGGCACAATCGAGTCGCATGACGTTGGCGCAGTTGCAGCAGAACTTCTGAGGATTTCTGTAGGTGATCTTCGAATCGTCACCGCCGATCACGTTTTCGATACCCGGCATCTCGAGTTCGAGCTTGACGTCGTAAGGATCCGTGCCCGTTATCTCCAGACGCCAACGTGGGTACGTTCCTGGAACCCCGTCACACTGGTCGAGTTCGATCCCTTCCCACCCGCAGCTACCCACGTGATATACAAACTGGTTGCCGACGGCCAACCTGCAGCAGTCGTCCTCGTACTCGACTGCTGGGATCACGAACGCATAAGCAGCAACGGCGTTGCCATTGCACGCTGTGCAATCCGTGATGCTTCCCGCGCCACACATGCCGCAGCAGCCGGTTATAGAACCGGCAGCACCACCACCGCTACCGACCTTGCTACACCTGTCAATTATCCACCACTGATTGTTGTGGTCGACGATCCAGACGTATGCACCCTCCTGCAGCGGTGTGCGGCAAATGTCTAGGGCATAATATTCGCCGGGTATTTCCTCATACCCCGCCGTCGACGTCTCTATGTCCTCGACAAAACTGCCTGCGACGAATCGGAATTTGTGTACCGAACCACCCATTTCGGTGATGACGGCCTGGGCGACGTGATTGCCGGGGCCAGATACGTCAGCCCTACGGTGGGTTTTATCACCACCCGAAGAGGCCAGGTGGTCCCGCACCACGCGCGCGATCTTATTTGCAGACTCGTGATCGAACCCGAAAACGTCTTTGGGCACTACTCAATCCTCGAAAATCCGCAGGTCAACCAAACAGGTCGCCGTATTGGCTTTCCAGCGAATCGTGATGCCTGGCTCGAGTCGCAGGGCGTGGATTTCGCCCGCCTCGATCCGGCCGAGTGCGACCATCGCTCCCGACGACTTCGGCCCATACGTGACATAGTTGGTGGCATCCAGGTTGCGGACAAAACACCAACCGAGCGTAGAGATGTCGCCTATCGCCACGTCCTCCTCCCCCGTGCCGACACTCACCACGTTGCTGGCTGCGCCGATGGCTGTCTGGTCGAACGTCTGGACCCCGTGGTCGACGCGGTCCTTAAAGTTGCCGTTAGTAATTGTGGCCAGGATCGTGACAGAGAGTTCATCCGCCATAGTGTCACCTTACGCTAAGAGGTTGGGAGCCCGAGTGCCGTGTAGTTCCGTTCTTTGAGGTACACCTGGTAACGGATGAAAATGGAGTCCTCGACGTCGGCATCCTCATCCAGTTTGACCCCGAGCCCATTCAGCCGCACGGGCTCGGTGACGTGCTGCCCTTTTCTGTCGACAACCCGCAAACGGGCCTTCGTCGCCACCCCACTGACGCTGACCGTTTTGACTTCGTGCGTGCCCTGGTCGAGTAGTTCACGCATCCAGCGTTCTGATCGTTGGGCTATCTGTATCTCGAACGGGTAGAAGCCGACGTTGTTCTCGTACGAATACTCGCCGATCGCCATCGAGTTGATCCGCAGTGTGCCCGCAGGAAACACGATCCCTGCAATTGTGATATCTGCGTGGTTCAACGAATCGCGGTAGTCCATCAGCCATGTCGGAACCGTCGCGATGTTTTTCTTGGCAGTCAATTGCCAGTTGGATTGTTCAATTTCCACAGGCGGGTCGAACTGGTCACCGGCCGAGTTGATGATCGGCCCCTCGACATCCCCAGACGGTGCCGGTGAGACGGTCGTCCCCTGCGCGTTGATCGTCTCGCGTTTGATGCCCCGCTCGGCCACTTTCGTGAACAGTTGTGATGTCCACGACAACCGCCAGGGCCGGGTCAGGGGGTTTTGGTCCGGCTCATCGTCAACGTCGACCTTGTTGGTATAGGTACAAGTGACCTCCCAGACCTCGCGCGATGCTGCGAGCCGCTTCGGCGTGATCTTGTCGCAGAAACACCTCAGGTCGTCGGGGTGAAGCGACCACAGTAGCGGAATGCTGGCGTGGCTGCCGATCTCGTAGACGGAGTGCGTCGGGCTGTTTGTGATGACCTGGAAAACGCGGGAGTAGGTACGGAGCCACGTGTTGTCGGCTGACCCGGTTTCCCCGGCCCAAGTCTCATTGACCGATATGATCGCCATCAGATCACCGCCGGCTGGAGAGTTGGGTTGTCCTCCATCTGATCCGCCATCCGTTCCGCCGCGTCGGCAGCCCGCTCGTTGGCGTCCAGGTTGGCCTCCTCGCGCCGCTCAGCCGAGGCACCACGGATCTGCTTGGCAATGGCCGAGAAGGCCGCGGAACTGCCACGCTCCAGGGCCGCGATGCCGCCGGCGGCCGCCGTGTCCGCTTTCTTCTCGGCACCCGTGCCCAGGCCGATCTCGGGGAGCTTCAACTCGGGGGCCTTGATCTCGGCACCGCCCAGCAGCTCCTCGCGACGCTTGTCACGGAAGACCTCGAAGTCGGCGTCCAGCTTGTGCTGGATCCGCTTGGCCTCCTCGCGCAGTCCCGACTCCAGGGGACCGATCTCACGCTCGGGGAGTTTCGGCAACTCACCGATCGTATTTTTGAATCCCTCCAGGAGCGGTATGAACGCAACCTCCCACTCCCCGGTCTTGATGAAATGCCACAAGGCCTCGAATTGGGACCGGACATTCTTGCCGTAGTTCGTCAGGACTGTGATCGCGAAATCGAAAGCGGTAGTCCACATATTCGCCCAATTGTCGACGAACCAGCCGAAGAGGGCAGGCAGCGTCCCGGTGAAGAAGTGCGCGATCGTGGCTCCGAACTCGACCGCTAGGATCTGCATTTTGGTGAACGCCAGACCGGCAATGGTGCCGAAGTTCTTTATTCGGAACTCCATCGAGATCAGGGCATCGATCACGAAGTCCTTAGCAGAGCCCATGTTCGCGCTGATCACTCCGAAAACTGACGTGAAGATAGTGCTGACCGACTCCCATACCGCCTTGAACATCGAGATCGCCACGTTGGCGAACTGGTGGAAGACTGGCCCCCATTCCTTGACCTTCGCAATGATCACCTTCGACATCTCTACAGCGTTTTCGGAAAATGTCGTGAAGACCGGGGCCAGGTGTACGGTGAACATGCGGGCCACGCCGCTCAACGCTGTCTTCACCCGTGTCCAGGCATCATTCGACTCCTCGACCTTCGCCGCGTCGACGGCCGAGAACGTCATCCCCAACAGCTCGGCCTCCTTGCGGGCCTGGCTGATCGCCGCCGAGCCTCCCATCAGCATCGGGATCATGTCCTGGCCTGCGCGTCCAAATACCCCATACGCTGCCGCCGCTCTCTCTGCCGGATCGACGATCGCCTTGATCTTCTCGGCGACCATCCCGAACTGCTCCTCGGGGGTGACCTTGGTCAGTTCTTTCGTCTTCAGCCCGAGCATCTCGAACCCTCGAGCGGCCGTCTTGACGCCCGAATTGGCCTCACCGATCTGGCGGGCCATCCGCTGGATTCCCTTGTTGACGATCTCATTGCTGACCCCGGCCAACTGGCCCGCGTGTGAGAACGCGGCAAGGCTTTCTGTCGCCACCCCGGTCTGCTTGGAGAACTTGGCGATTTTGTCGACGGCCTCGAACTGGGCGGACACGCCCCTGAAGACGCTACGCAGGGCCAGGAACGCCGCGGCGACTCCGGCCACCTTCATCGCCATCCCGCCAAGACTCTTACTAAATCCCGCGGACAATCGAGACGCCCGGCTGAGACCGGAACTGAAGCCACGCGTATTGGCTCCAATGTTGACGGCAAATTTGCCGATGCTCTTGGCCATCAATCAGTCCGCTTTTTCTGGGCGTCAAAGAAGAGTTTAAGCCTGGCTGCAACTTCGCCAGGGGACTGCCGCCGCTTACGCTGCCGGCCGGGGATGAAGTCCTGTGGGTTGAGTTTCTTTTTTGTCCAGGGGCTCAGAGTCGCCACGGCGATGGTCGCGGCCTGTTGCCAGTCGTCGCCCCAGGGTGTCTCCTCGTAATGCGCCTGCCATTCCACAAACTCACGCGAACTGATCTGACGCTGGCACTCCAGGACGCTGGAGTTGGTGACGGTTCGGGCTAGGTGGAACCAGAACCGCCGGTCGGGGTCTCTTGAAAATTTGCGACGGCCGCATCGAGCGCGTCGTCTTCCATTCCGTTGAGCCGCATGGCGGCGTGATAAACCTCCTCGAGTTGCCGGGCTCCCTTTCCCTTGAGGAGATCGAGGTCGGACTTATCGGTTGGTTCGAACGGGCGGGATCCATCCGGGTCGACCAGGCACAAGGCACAGACGAAGGGCAGGAGGTCTTGCATCGCCGCGTCGTCATCCTTGACCTCGTTCCACTTTTCGACCAACTGCTGCCGCTCACGGCCTGAAATCACTCGAACCGATACCGGGAAGTCCCAGCCGTCAATCGTGATTTCCTGCTGCTCGAGATCATCCGCCGCCAGGATTGCATCACGTAGCGTCGTCATTTGGTTTGACCTTTTTCACCCGGGTTTTCGGTTCGGCGGCTTCACAATATCCGCCAGCGACGAGTTCCCGCGCGTCGTGGTCGTGCAACTCCTTAACGTCACCAGGTTCACCGGCACGGTGGGCCGGCTTGGTAACGCTCTGGATGAACTTAACTTTTTGCATCTGAGTGGTCCTAGGCTATGGTTACCGCTCCGGTGACCTTGATCTCGGCCGTCGCCGTCATCCGGTCATCGATCGGGACCGACACGGAGAAACTCGTCAGGAATCCGTCGAAACTACAAGTCCCGCCGTCGGGGTATGTAATCGCAACTGCTGACGCCGAACTGGTGATCGGAGGGGCCGTGCTGGGGACGTAGGCGAGTTCCACCGAGACTGTCCCGCCGTCGATCAGGTCGCTCGGAATGTAGGTCATCCGACCATTGCTGGTGCCCATGTGCGTCGTATCGATCGCCTCACGACTCACATCCGGGCCGTCGACGGAAATGATCTCCGCCAGAAAGCCGCTCTCGAAAGAGACAGTTGTACCGAATCCGCTGTCAGCCATGATTAAACTCCCGCAAGTTGTTGGTTGCCGATTATGGTTTCAAGTGCCTGTAATCGCCCCTCGACAATCATCAGGTGATCGCGGATCTGTCCGCTGCTGGCCGTGAACGGTTCGCCGTCGATTGCAATGATCCGCTCCACCTCGAGTTCGAGGATCTGTCCTGTTTTCGATTTGGCCTGGATGGTTATCAAAAGCTCGGCACAGCCGATGCGTGTGTTATCTGCACTGCGATGGTCTGCGACGGCTTACCGACCTCGCCACCGGACTGCGGCCTGGTCCGCGTGTCCCGTGTGCCGACCCAGAAACTCGACTTGATCGTTTCGCTCCCCCACGACCCGCTAAAACCGTCGACCTCCAGCCTGACCGTCTCGGCCAGTTCACAAGCCGCCTGCTCGCTGTCGGCCTCGCAGATGATGTCGAGGAACGTCTCGGCGAGTCCGCTGTTGCCGCTCATTACGTACTGCACCTCGCCGCCGGTCTGGTCGACCCGGAGATGCGGCCGGGCCAGCCCCTGCTCGATCACGCCAGGGCGGATCCTGGTCGACACCAGATCGGTGACGGGTGTCTGCGCGAGCAGGTAGTCAATCAGTCCCTTCTTTATGGCGGTCACTTCTTTTTCAGCTCCTTGGCAATCTCACGGCTCAACCTGGCGACCATTTCAGACTGGGCCTTGCCTCGAGACTGCTCGAGGCCGAGTTGCATAAATGGGAATGGCTTACTGCCGGGATGTTGCAGCGGATCAGCCCGCCAGGGCACCGGGATCTCGTGCGGAGATGTTCCGGCGTAGACCAGGTGGGCGATGCTAACGCTGGTGTACTCGGCACCGACGGTGCAGACCGGGACGCCCTTGACCATCTTAGTTTTAGAAATGATCTGCTCGTAGAGGTGCCCGTTGGGCATGCCGTCGTCGATCGCCTTTCGCTTGACCAGCTTCCGCGTTGCCATTCGCACGACCGCACCGGCTCGCGTGATCGCTTTCTTGACGACTCGCTTCTGTATCTTCTCCGGCAACTTCCTCATCTTGCGGCGGAAGGGCTCGATGCCCGATATCGTCATGCTGCCCATTCGAGGCATCAGACAGCCTCCTTACATTGCAGCTCAATGACCCGCCGGCGGCCGTCGCGGTCGACCGCGGCGAGGATCTCGAACGTCCGGCCGTCGTGGATCAGCCTGTTTTTCGGCGTGATCGTCCTGGCCAGCCGGCTCGACCTGATCCGCAGCACGTGCGTCACGTCCGCTGCCGTTCCGCCACCGTCGGCGAACTCCCGGCCCCCGGTCGTCGCCATCGCGGCACGGGTCTCGAGCAGACGGGTCCAGCTCTCGCTGGTCTCGTTGTACGAGTTCCGCGTCGACTCGTCGCGAGCCTCGACGCGGATCGGCAATCGAAAGGCACCCGCCGGCATCAGATCACCCGGTTTAGTTGGAACAGTGCCTCGGCGGCGAAACTACTCACGTGCCGTCGCGTGACGGCCGCCTCCCGGTTCTCGAACAGATCGGCCACCCGTAGCAGGATCTCGTGGCGATGCGCACGGGGCACGTCAGCGGGGTCACCGTAGCCCGAGACGAACCGCACGGTCACGTCGTGGATGTGCGTGCGTGTTGACGGCCAGGACTCGTCATAGGCGGGCAGCAGCCGGCCCGGCGTGCTACTGGTGTCGACCGTGTACAGGCTGCTCGACAACGTCGTCTCGACATCGTCTACGTCCTGGTATTTTACCGAGGTGACCGACGACAGCGGCGACCGTGGCAGCTCGATCGTGCCGTTCCCAGACGGGAACCGATCGAGCTTTAGGTCGTACGTCGTCGTGACCAGCGTGCGGTCCTGGACCGCCTCGAGGTATTCCACGACCGCCGTGATCAGCCCCGCCAGGTACTGATCATCATCGGAGTGGTCAACCACGAGGTGGTCCTTGACCTCGGAAATCGTGACCGGGGCCGTGGTTGCGGCTGTCACCGAGACCAGGGCCATCAATCATCCTCTCCAGCCGGCACCTCGGCCTTTTTCTTGACGGCCTTGCGTTTGGGGGCCTTGCCAATCGGCTTGACCCAGCCCAGTTTCGACAACTCTGGCACGTGCTCATCAGCAACGTCGGCGACCTCGCCGACCGAGAACGACCCCATGACGCCGCTGAAAGCGTGGAGGATTTCGCACTTCATCGGTTTGACTCCTTCTCGGTAGACGAGATCAGACGCCGTTGATGCCTAGCTGGCGGCCTGGACGAGGTGTTGAATCGCCTCGGCCAGAATGACCTTCCCATCGACTCGGCGATGAGCGCGGAATGCAACAAAACCGTTGGCCGCGTAGAGTTCGTCCAGCCGCTTGAGGACCACTGACTCTCTGTCGGCAATGTAGTAGTAGCTGAAATCGCCGAAGAGGACGGTCTCGTTGGCGGCTCCCAGAGCCTTCATCGACTCGCTGGTCAGCACTGGCTGTCCGAGCATCCGGCCGGGCTCCCCAGCTTGCAGGCCGGGCTGCCAGAGATACTGATCGTCCCCGTCCTTCAGTTTCCTGACCGCCTTGAGCGTGGCGTCGGCCATCAGGAACGTGCCCTTGTTGCGGTACTGACGACCGAGGGCGTGGTACAGGTCGATCAACTCGTCGGATGTGATCGCGCCGGTCGCGGCTGCCGTTACGCCGGCGGTCGAGCCGTCAATGGCTCCGGTCGGCTTGCTGCTGCCGTCACCGTCAACGAATGCGGCTTCCTCGAGGGCACCGATTCGGCGGCCCAACTCAGTGGCCAGATAGCCCGAGAGGTTGAACGCCGAATCGAGCAGCAACTCCTCGGACACCTTCAAAATACTGGCGGCCTTGAAGGCACCCAGGCTAACCACCGAGAACGCCTCATCACCTTCGGTGAACGCGGCCTCTTCGGCGGTCCACGCGGCGGAACCGTGCGAACTGACCACCGGGATGTCCATAGAACCGCTGGAGGTCTGGATGACGGTTCCTAGACCACGCATGACGTTGGCCTCTTCGAGTGCCTGCACGAGCTCGGCATTCCAGAACTCGTCCGGCGTCAGGTAGCCGCCCTCTGAATCGGTGCCGACCTGAAGCGCACGTCGCTCGTTAGGCTCGAGCACGCCGCGGCTGTGCCTCATGCACTTCCACCAGGCGTCTGAGTATTCCTTCGAGGCCGTCCCACGCTGCTCGGTGTCTTCCGGCTGGAAGTCGCCGCTGGGCTGCTCCTCGGGCACCTTGCGGGCCTCGGCCTCTTCGTTGCGGGCCTGCCAGGCGTCGAGACGCGTGCGGCGTTCGTCGTCCTTGATCTGATCGTCGATCTCGCCGTCGATGCGGCTGATCTCGTTGTCAAAGCTGTCGTACTGCTCCCGCTCCTCGGCGGAGAGTGCCCGTTTTTCTTCGTCGGCAGCGTCCAGGATGGCTCGGGCCTTGTTGATCGCCTCGAGTCGTTCGCCTTGCAATCTCTTTAACATTGTTTCGCCCCTTGGTTGCCACCGGCACCCGAGGGGCATGTAAAAGACCGGCCCGGCCTGCCGGTGAGTGTTTGAAAACTCACCAACAGATCGGGCCGGTCTGTACTGGCCTCTTCTGCGTCTCGATCCCTGGCCGGGTTGGTTTGTACCCCCCATTCGCCGGGAACGGCTCTATTCAATTGTCCGCTGGCGGATTTTACCCCAGCCCGTTCTGCTCGGTCAATTTCAATTTCTGCCGCAGCACTTCTACGGGCGTTTCGTCGGGGATCGGGACGGTTTCGGTTTCTGGTTCCGCCTCGACCTCGACCTCGACCTCCTGCTCACTTCGCCACGCCTCGAGGGACCGCATTCCCACGTCGGTCGTGTCGTAGGCCGGCCGGGTCACCGGGCCAACCTCGAATACGTCGATCGATCGCAGCTCGCGGATCATTTCGCCATCATTGTCGACCCAGCCGTCGCCACCCTCCCGCACGCGGAACTCGAAACTCGAGCCCTGCACGTTGCCGGCCTTGATGTTCTCGACGAGGTCGCGGACGTATGAGGTGTCCGGCGGCGTGATCTTGTATCGAAGCCCCTTTTTCGTGACGGTGAGCTCGAGGTTTCCCGCCGACTTCCGGCCCAGGACTTTCGAGTCGTCGTGATTGACGGCCGAAATGATGTCGTCGTCGCCGCGGATATTCTTGAACGCACCAGGCAGGATCCGCTCGCGGAACTGGCCGCCGATCGGGCTGCTGAGGGAATTGAAGACGGCGGCG